AAGGTTACTGTCAAGTATTCTACCGAGCACTATCCTATCTTCATGCGCGAGTGTGTTATCAAAGAGGCTGTGGGCGACCAGCCGGAAGAGAAATTCTATAAGGTTTATGAGCCTTACAACTGCGATAAAGGCTTCCGTTTCTCGTACACGCCTGCAGGTGCCAAACCTCGTTTCTACATAAATGGTCTTGCAGAGCTAAAGAAAGCCTACCGCGATTTCAACGCACAAGAAGAGAAAGAATGGGTAGCAGCTCACGAGGATGGCAAGCCATACAAAGAACAGAAACTACCTGAAGCAGTCATCTGCTCAGGAGAACGCGACTCGCTTTGCTGCAAGTCTATGGGCTACTTCCCCCTATGGTTCAACTCCGAGACCTACCAACTCTCAGTAGAAGAATACAAGGAGATTATGAAGTACGTCGAGGTGCTTTACAACATACCCGACATCGATGAGACGGGCCGCCGCAAGGGACGTGAGCTTGCGCTGCGCTTCATCGACATACATACAGTCTGGCTCCCGGAGAAGCTGCAAACATACAAGGACAACCGAGGCAAGCCTCGCAAGGATCTGCGCGACTGGCTCGAGATACACAGTGAGCGTAAGGATTTCCGTAATCTGCTAAGAGTGGCCATGCCGGCAAAGTTCTGGGTGCAATACTACACCAAAGAAGGCAAGATGAAAACGGAGGTGGATACAGCCTGCCTTTATAATTTTCTACAACTTAACGGCTTCTATGCACTCCATGATGACAACTCTGCGGTGACACAGTTTATACGCGTAGAGGGTAACACTGTGATGCGCGTCAATGTCAAAGAGATACGTGAGTTCATCCGGCGATGGGTTGTTGATAGATTCGAGGACCGTAACATCCTCAACCTGGTGCTCAATACTACCAAGCTGTCTCCTGCAGCTCTTGAGTCGCTGCAAGAGATTGACCTGGACTTCACCAATTACACTCCAGATTCGCAGTTCTTCTTCTTTGCTAACAAGACTGTCGAGGTGTGCGTGCCTACTGTATCTTGTCCGGATGGGTTGAAGGAGTATGATCCAGGCGCAGATAGCTTACACAACTTCGTTTGGGAAGAGAGCGTCATCCCTCATAGATACAAGGCTTTGCCTGATATGTTCCGCATTACGCGTAAAGAGGGTGACAATGGTCAAGCGTTGCTTGATATAGATATCCTTAATGTGAAGAGCAACTTCTTTGGCTATCTTATCAACACCTCACGACTATACTGGCGCGAGGAAACTGAGTTACGCTTCGGAGATGACCGCGAGGCTTCTGCAGCATACATCAAGGCTCATCCGTTCCGCATTGATGGCGAGGGTCTGCAACCTTACGAGATAGCAGAGCAAAAGCAAAATCTCATCAACAAGATATTTACATTCGGCTACATGCTACATCGGTACAAAGATTATGCGCGCTGTTGGGCACCGATGGCCATGGACAACAAGATTGGCGAAGAAGATGAGTGCAACGGACGCTCCGGCAAATCTTTCTTCTTCAAGACACTCTCGTTCTTGGTAAATACGGTCAAGTTGTCCGGACGAAATCCGAAGCTCATGGACAATCCTCATGTTTTTGAGATGGTCAGTCAGTTTACCGGTATCCTGCTGGTTGATGATTGCGACCGATATCTCAACCTTGGCCCATTCTACGACAACATTACGAGTGATATGACGGTCAATCCGAAGAATAACAAAATATTCACCGTAAAGTTCGAGGATGCACCTAAACTCGCTTTCACGACGAACTATGTGCCGCAGAACTTCGACCCGTCTACAGAGGCTCGCTCGCTGTATATGGTGTTCTCAGACTGGTACCATCAGAAGACCGAGGATAATGATTATCGAGAGACAAGAGATATCCGTGCCGACTTCGGCAAAACCCTATATGATTACGAGTATAGCGAGGACGAGTGGAACGCCGACATTAACTTTTGGCTTCAGTGTTGTAGGTTTTACCTCTCACTTAAAGACTCTGGCTTAAAGCTGCAGCCACCTATGGCCAACATGGTGAAGCGTCATCTTAAGGCTTCCATGGGCGCCAATTTCGAGGACTGGGCAGAAGGCTACTTCTCACCCGACGGCGAACATCTTGACGAATTCCTGCCACGTGACGACGTCTTCAACGAGTATCAGCGCTTTGCTAACGTAAACCGAATAACAATGCAGGCATTCACCAAGAAGCTCAAGTCGTTTTGCATATTATGTCCTTGGATTGACTGTATGAATCCGCCTGACCTCTGCAATACGGGCGGTCGAATACAGCGATCAGTGATGGTGGCACCAGACAAGCGCAAAACTAAGGACATGATTTATATACGCTCTATCCCATTAGACACCAAAACGGACGCAATCGAACAAGACCTTTATTTCTCGACAGAAGACGAGAAACCTTTCTAATATTACTTTATCATTTCGCTTTAATCTTCAATAGGTAGGCGGGCTGCAGGTTTTAAAGACCTATGCAGCCCGCCTTTATTTTTATCGCAAACTCGCTTGCATCATTAACTGACTGTTCCATTCTTCCACAGGTTTTTGTAGGCTCGACTCTCATGGCGGCCTTTTGCTCCCCGACACCCCTTTGTTATTCTGTACAAAAACTTTGTGATTTTGTAATGTGATGTTCCAAAAAATCAAAAAGATAAGTAAATTAAGGGGTTACGGCTTGTTCACAAACTATCACAAAAGCCTTCACAACTTCATCACAAAAAAAATAAGTTTGCAACACCATTCGAGCCTTATATTGGTGTCACATTCTTCAATGTGCAATCACAAAACGCAACACAAACTTTGTTTAAAGTCAAAACACTGATAGCCATTCACTTAGCCATCATTATCATACAAATCACAACTTCACAAAATTTTCTTGCAACTTTATACTTAGCCGCACGTAAGGTAGAAGAAGGAGCGCACAGAAGACAGAATTATTAAGACTTTTATCTTTATAAAGTAGGTTTATTGGTAAAATTTTCCTACTTTTGTAAGAAAAACAAAATTTCATCTTAAACCAAGTATCTGTGTCAAAATATCTCGTCTACATCTCCTTCAAGCCGTTCATAGCTCAATGGCTGCGCCATCACTTCGGCGACCCTGTAGTGTTTCCAGCTCAAAGCGCCGAGAATGCCTGCATCCGTCATTTCCTCACGCGCCAACCCTCACCCTCACCACTAACACGCGGTGATGGTGAAGTCGCCATCTGCATCCCCGACTCAAAGCAGAAGCCGGTCGTCACCTACAACTACCTTTCTGGCAATGCCCGCAAGGCTGTTGCCGAGTGCATCGAGGACACATTCAGGCTTCAGCTTTGGCGCGATCTCGCCGACATCGAGCTGTGCCAGTGCACACTACTCTCTGCTGTTAGAGCGTGGTGCGAGGCTAACGGCATAGATGTCGAGTACGACTACACGCTAAAGATGCGTTTCCAACGTATGCGCAACTCCTACCTCAAGCATGGTATCGACCTCAGACGCAGATCTCGAGTGCGCGACAATAAAAACTGTTAAATATTCTATAAATCGCACGGATAAGATGCCCATTTTTGTTCGCGCCCGTTCGTCACTTATGTTCAACATATAAATATAGCTCTATATGAAGTCGATAAAGCTCGTTAAGTCTGTAGCTTATGCTTACAGCACCCAACTCGAAGGCTCGGTCCTCATCGCCAACCGCACCGTCCGCATCCCATCCAACATCTTGTGGCACTCAATTTGTGTTAAAGATCACCCGTCTATGGTCTCGTCAACCAAGACAGATGACAAGAACAAGGTTATAACCACCACTTTGAAGTTCCTTACACCTGACGATTTGAATATCAAGCGCCGTCATTTGGTGTTCAAGGTGACACTCATCGACGATCGTCAATTTCTTGTTGGCTCCTCTGAGCGACCTTACCCGTCTGTAGAAATCACCGAGAACTGCCCCGATGCTGTCAAAGATAATCAGCTCAACGAGGTCGTTGTAACACACAAATCTCACGAGATACCCCCATATATTAAGGTATAGCAGTATTTTGTACCACAGGCTTCCCAAGCTACCTTTGTCGTAAATACTTATCATATGAAATATCATCTCGTCATATCTGGCACTATTGGCAGTTGGTGGAACGGTTGTTCTGCCGACTATGTCCGTTATGTGCTCAATAAGAATAGTGGTAAAGAAGTGCATGTCGGCTTCTGCTCACTCGGCGGCTTCGTTAAAGATGGCTTGGAGATTAACCAGGCTTTCCGTGACCACGGCAACGTACACGCTCACGCCTTCGGCATGAACGCATCTATCAGCACTATCGCCATGCTTGGCTGCAAGACTATCGACATCGTCAAGGGCAGCTTCTTCCTTATCCACAACGTGTCCACTCTCATCTACAAGTACGAGCAGAGCAACAAGGAGCAGATTGATGCTTTCGTGCGCAAGCTTCAGGCGCAGCGCGACTCGCTCAAGAACTTCGACGACGTGCTCGCCTCTATGTACGCCGACAAAACCGGAAAGTCTGTCGATGAGTGTCTCGCCCAGATGAAGAAGGGCAACTGGCTCACCGCGCAGCAGGCTCTCGACTTCGGACTTGTCGATTCCATACGCGAAGACAAGGAGGCTGAGAAGGCAGCCAACGAGTTTACCGGACAATTTACAAACTCTTACAACATATCTCAATTTAAGGATGCAGGCATACCGCCACTACCTCAATCACTTGCCTCGGAAGACGCAGCAGCTCGTGTCGCGTCAGTGGTTGACGGTAGCGGCAATCCAACTCCGAGCTTCATCGAGAAGACGTGCGAAGGGCTCAAGAACCTCTTCCGTAACCAACACGCATCAAAAACTTCAAACAAAATGATTAAAATCTTTGCTTGCGCCATGGCATTGCTCAATGCCACTGACGGTTTCGCAACTAACGAGGATGGCAACATCACCCTCACCCAGGAGCAGATGAAGAGCATCGACGATCGTCTTCAGGAACTTGAAGAGAAAGACAAGACTAACGCAAAGGCGGTGTCTGAAGCCGGCAAGGCTGTCAAGGAACTCAAGGACCAACTCACAAAGGCTCAGGACGAGTCCAAGAAGAAGGATGCTCAGATCGCAGCTCTCAAGGCCTCTGCTGGCACCACTACTGTTGATAATCCTGCCAACAGCGAGGAGAGCTTCACTGCGCAGGACGTGTTTAACCTTATTAAAGATGTATAATTATGGCTTCTGTTAAAGTAGGCAATATTACATTCGGTGCTGAAGAGCTCTCAACGACTTTTCAGACCTACCGTTCAGACTTCCTCATGATGCCACTTCTCGCTCTCGGCGCACTTGCAGAACATTGTTCTGTACGCACCGGCATCCGCTACCGCGAGACTGTTGGCGAGATGTCTGGCAATCTCGAACTCTCTAACTACCAGAAGACAAAGTATGAGGACGCAGCTGTAGATATTACACCGCGTATCTTCCAGACTTTCTTCGGCAACGTGGTGGCAGGTATCGATCCTAACGCCATCTACCAGAGCATTTGGGGCTCTAACGTTACTAAGGGCGACGGCCTGAAGAACGTGCCTATCGTCGTTCAGATCTGCGCATACCTTGCCAAGAAACTTGGCGAGAATATGTTCATGAACGCCTTCACCGCTAAGCACGATCCCGCAGACTTCTCCAAGACTGCGAAGTGGTTCGACGGTTTCAAGACTGTTCTCGAAAAGGACGCTGCCGGAACCAACGAGCTGCAGAAGGTGCTCATCTCTACGACTCTCGGCAACCTCGTAGAGGGTACTGATTCTATCACCAAGGACAACGCCGAAGACCTCATCAAGGACTTCTACTGGAGTGGTACCGATGCTGCCGCTGCCAAGCTGCGCTCGCAGCCACTCAAGCTCTTCCTCAGCGATCAGGCTTACCACTGCTACACCGAGTGCTATCAGGTCAACCACGGCTCGCTGCCGTACAACCAGAACTACGACAAGCGCACTCTTGAGGGTGCGAGCAACGTAGAACTCGTACCACTGGCTAACGTTCCTGCCGACTTCATGCTGCTCACTCCGAAGTCTAACATCTTCCTCGTGTTCAACCAGCAGACCGAAGACGAGAAGTTCCTCGTTGAGAAGTCGCTGAAGAATCACTATGATGTAGACTTCATCGCCAACTACTTCTTCGGCACGCAGTTCCAGAGCGTATCGCCCGAGGTTCTGCGCTACTGGCGCAAGAAGGCCTGAACGAGGTCGCTAACATATTTGTTTAACATTAAAACTTATCATTTATGGCAAAATGTACTGGCGCCGCATCTATTTACGGCGATATCTGTTTCACACCGGGAGCGAAGTCGCTCCCTGGTGTACGTGGCTGGGTCTTCGGTATTGCTAAACGCGACATCTTGGGATGGCCAACCATCGGCTCGGAGACACCAAAAACGATGGACGCTGTCGCTAAGTATACCGGCGACTTCAAACTGGCTTCTGATAAGAAGTGGCACAAGATTGGTCTTATACCTAACGAATCGCAGCTGCAGGTCGAGTCTCAGGGCACTTACGGCTCTAAGACATTCAAGGTCACTGGCACCGCTGTCATTCCCGGCACCGAGGAAGCTGCCACCGGCTACATCTCTCTCGCTAACAACGACGAGATGGTCTACCTCTTCATTCAGCGCAACGGCAAGGCACGCATGGTGGGCAGCGAGGCGTTCTCTCCTGAGCTCACGCTCTCGCAGGACCTCGGCAAGGCTGCTACCGATACCAACTCTACAACAGTGCAGGCTGTTGCGTCTGACGAGTATCCAGCTCCGTTCTACCCGGGCAAGATCGAGACCGAGGACGGTGACATCTCCGGCGCTACCGGCCTGCCTATCGTAGCAGCATAGCATTTTCTTTTTCGCACAATAAGTAGTTTAAATTATTGATTGGTTATTTCTGGGGCGGTCCTCACGATAGCGATCGTGTGTACCGCCCTTTTTAAATTTGCATTATAATATGATAGATAAAAAACTTACCGAAGATATGCAGGCATGGCTCAACGCCGAGAAGCACGACCGCGAGTCTGTTGCCCGTGGTGCGGAGATGGTTCTGAAGCTCACGCGCAACATGTCGATGTATCAGACCATCATGCGCCGTCCAGAGCGTTTTGAGTCGAAGGTGCGCTACGAGCTTCAGAAGTTCTTGCCTATGCGTCTCGAGAACATGACTACTCAAGATGTCAAGTTACTCGATGCCGAACTTACTCCACAGATAGCAGCTGCCATCGAAGAGCAGGTTAAGTTCGAAGCCGAGCACAAGGCTGAGGAGAACAACGACACTGAGGTCTCTGAGGATGGCTACCTTCCAGCTGCTTCCGGCATCCGTCCCGATCACGACGACCTTCCTGAAGATGTGCGCAACATCTGGGCGGAGAATAAGGAGCGTTGGCTGAAGATAAAGAAGCTCTACAACACTCTGCTAACCTTCGAGCAGCCATGCGACCGCTACGAGTATCTCAAGCAGCTGAAGGACTTGTGGTACACCTACAAGAGCGAACTCGGACGTTATGACGGCTACGTCGCTCCTTCTGACGATGCTCAGGCTGAAGGCGAAGAGCCTACGCCTGCCGATATCGCTAAGAACATCGCCAATGCGCGCTCGTATATCACCAAGAACGTAGACCGCCTCGCAGAACTCCGCCGTCTGTCGCGCGAGTCCGACGATGCTACTAAGGAGCTCGACGAGTACAACAAACTGCTCACAAAGGTTCGAGCCCGTGTTACCGTGCTCAACGACAACAACGCCCCTATCGGTGACGATCTGAAGACGAAGCTCAATGAAGCAGGCTTATCCCTTCCGTCCGCTGAGTGACGTTCCCACTCAGTACCATCTCGGTACTGGGCTACACACGCTCGGCTTGCTCAGATGGATTCTGAAGCAGACCGGGCGTGCCGACGTTTACGTATCTACTTTCTCAACCTCCGACGCTTTCCTCTGCGGTTTCCTACGTCTGCGCCGGCGCAAGCTGATAGCCAACGCCACGCTCGTAGCCGACCTTAAGGCTGCACGCAAGACGGTGCAGCTCTATCGGCTTATGCAGAGCTGTTTCGACCATGTGCATCTGGCGCAGAACCACTCAAAGATAATGCTTGTCAAGAACGAGAACTATCAGGTTGCTGTTATTAGTTCTCAGAACCAGACCTATGGCGACCGCGCCGAGTGCACAATGATCACTACAGACCTCAAGGCTTACTACTCGTTGCTTGCCGGTCTGAGAGGCATCGTCGACAAATCACTTGAGTTAAATGGATTATTCCAACGACTTACTGACAAAGATAGAAAACTATGCGCGGGAGATGATGACCCCGACGGAGATATCCGCCCTTTTGGGTATTGACGAGCGTGAGCTGTGCGACGACATAGCCACTGTTGGCTGCCCTGCACGCGCGGCGTACGTGCGTGGCGCATCAGCCACGGCGCTTGAGCTTCGCCGCACTCTTCACGATACGGCACTTGCCGGCTCTCCTTATTCTATTCAGGAGTGTCAGCGTCTGCTTGCTGCCGCTCTTTCTGCTGTCACTTAGCATTCTCAACAACCAATACTATACATTATATATATGCTTCCAGTTAACCTCGATGAATATTCGCGCTATGTCACCCTCGACGATGCTGAACTGCGTCAGCTCCGTGTCGCTGAGGGTGTATTGCTGCGTCTTCATCGCATACGCGGCATGTATGCCTATTGGTTGCAGTTCCCGTCAAAGGTTGACAACGACCTGGTGCAGTACGATATGGCTATGTTCAAGGTGTCGCGCTCTCTTGCTTATGAGGATCTGCATCTGGTCAAGGTGCTACTCGGCAATCTTCAGCAGACTACGAAGGAGTTCATGCGCTGGAAGATTAACAAGTCTCTCGAGCAGGACATCGCTGCAGCACGTCGCGCCGGCGACTTCCGGTCGGTGGCTGCGCTCTCTAAGGTGCTCGTGGCTAACAACCGCACCGACAAGGACGACGAACCCGACCTCGAATTCGACAAGATCGTGCCTCAGAACTTCGAGCCGACAGACGACCCTACGGTTCTCGGCATCGAGCGCATCCCTGACCTGCGTGGCAAGATACGTGCTCTCTACAAGCGCTACTCCAACACTATGATACAAGATGCTGATTTCGAAGAGATAAAAGAAGAGATAAAACCCGACGAAGATGAGTGATTGCATTGAACAACCAAACCTTCAGTATTTCAACGACGCGCAGTATTACGCACTCGCCATGAACACACGCGACGAGGTAATCGTTGCCGGACGTGGTGTGGGCAAGGGTGCTATTCAGGCGCGCCGTCTGCAGTCGTGCTTTCAGGGTATGCCCGGCTCCATGGGTGGCTTCGTAGCTCCGTCCGTCAAGCGTTGCCTGACCAATATCCTGCCCTCCATGCTCATCCACCTCGAGCGATGGGGCTTCAAGCGCGACCTACACTATGTCGTGGGTCGGCGACCGTGGAAGAAGCTCCACTGGAAATCGCCTATCTTCACGCCGGCGAACTGGGAGAACACCATCAGTTTCTACAACGGCTCCGTCTGCAATGTCATCTCGCAGGACCGCTCGGGCACGTCCAACTCGATGTCGCTCGACTATCTCATCATCGACGAGGCGAAGTTCATCGACTTCGAGCAGCTCAAAGACGAGACCTTTCAAGCCAACCGAGGCAACGAGATGTACTTCCGCCATTTCCCTCTGCATCATGGCATGACCATCACTTCCGACATGCCTATCACCAAGAAGGGCTCCTGGTTCCTCAACTACAAGGATAAGCAAGACCCAGAACTGGTGGAGGTCATCGAGGGGCTGGTCTACCAGATATGGAGACTGAAGCAGAAGCTGCTGAAGACTCCCGACAAGCACGAGCAGATCCAGCGACGCATAGACGAGTACAACAAGCAGCTCAACTTCTTTCGCTCGCAGTGTTTGCTATACCGCGAATATTCATCAATCGAGAACCTCGCACTCCTGGGCGAGGAGTTTATACGCCGTGCCAAGCGCGACCTTCCACCGCTCACCTTCGCCACGTCTATCATGTGCCAACGTGTGAGCATATCGGCTGACGGCTTCTACGGTGGCATGAGCGAGACCGCCAACCTCTACACAGCACCCAACGAGAGCGTGCTCAACCTGCACAACCTCGCCAACGCCGAGGGTGGTGCGCTGCCTAACGACTGTCGCATGGATGCCGACCGCAACGACAAGCTGCCGTTGCTGATAGCCTTCGATACTAACAACCTCATCAACTGGCTCGTCGTCGGTCAGGTGCAAGGCTCGAAGCTGCGCGTGCTCAAATCGTTCTTCGTCAAATACGAGCGCAAAATCCCTGAGCTGCTCGACGACTTCAATACGTACTACCACTATCATCGCCGTCGTCAGATAATCTTCTACTACGACTCTACCATGGTGGGCACCAACTGGGGCTTGCACTACAACGACCCTCATAAAGAGGTGGTGCGCACGCTGCGCTCCATGGGCTGGGCGGTGCGCGAGGCTTATCTCGGCAACCCGATGAACCACGTACAGAAGAACGCTCTCATCAATAATATGTTTCGCGGACGTGCCCGTCTGCAGGTGCTCGTCAACCGCGACAACAACCCAGACCTGCTCATCTCCATCACCTCTGCCGGCGTGTACAACGGCAAGAAGGATAAGCGTGGAGAGAAGCTCGCAGAGACCGAGGAGGATAAGCTGGAGGCTCGTACCGACGGCTCCGATGCCTTCGACGTGCTCTGCATAGGCGCGGAGACCAAGCCGGTGTTCCAGGGCACCGGCGGCACAACCAACACATACGGCTAAAATCTCATTTCTCATTTATTTTTTGTTTATACTTTACACCGCTGGCGCGAGATGCGTCGGCGGTTTTTTGTTGGCAATTGCCAAACGTATTTCTATTAATGTAGATCCTTATCTACCTTTGCTTATGTAAAAATCTATTTATATGAGCAACAATATTGACAACATTGTAACACTTGCCGACATCTGCGAGGTCCTGCAGGGCAAGAACGTTGACAAGAAGAAGACCAACGAGCGAGGCGAAGGTTTGCCTATTGTTGTTGGTGCTTCTGACCTTGTACAAGGTAGATTTGTACCTAAGCGATGGTGCAAAGAGAAAATTAACGCCCCCGTCTTTTCTGAAGAGGGCGATATACTGATTTCGGTGATTGGCACGCTTGGCAAGATGGGGGTTAATGCCGATGGTCCAGCGGTGTTGTCTAAGCACGTTTGCGCATTGCGTCCTAAGCAAGGTGTGTCGCGCCAGTATCTTATGGCTGTTATATCACGCCTGCTACTCGATGCCATACCCGATACTGCAGACGATGTGGTACTCGGCTTTCAGAACAAGGTGGATATCGATGTGCTGAAGAAGATACGCTTTACACTCCCTGCACTATTCATCCAGGAGTGGTTGGTATCTCGCCTAACATCTATAGCCACCATGATTCTCGCATACAAAGGTAAGAAGGACGACTTTCTATCATGCGAAGGTATCATTTCTGTTATAGAGCAGGAACGTAAGGAGCAGCGGGCGCACATGAGAAAGCTATCGGAAAAGCTTGGCAAAATAGCAGATATGCTTGACAATCTTCCCCCGGATAGCGACACTCTAAAAATGATTGACGATGCTCGCAGCGCATATTCACGACTTCTAAAAATCCAATAAATATCATAACGTATGAAGATAGACAAATCTGTTGTGGAGGTGTTGAAAACCTCCGAGTTTGATGGTAGCCTTTTACGTCTGCCTGGACAGCTGGAACGCAAGCTGTACGAACGTGTAGCCAAGGTGCTGAAGAGTATCGGCGGCAAGTGGTCGAGTGCGAAGAAGGCCTTTGTGTTCAAGGAGGATGTGGGCGACCTTGTTACATCCATAGCCGATACTGGTGAATTTACGCCCGAACGCCAAACATTCCAGTTCTTTCCCACTCCCGAAGCTCTTGCCCGTGAGATAGTAAAGGTCGCTGACATACGTGCAGGCGAACGCACTCTTGAGCCCTCTGCTGGCCAGGGTAACATTGCTCAGTTCATGCCAACACCCGACTGTATAGAACTCGACCCGAAGAATCGAGCCGTACTTATAGAGAAAGGCTTCCGTGTCGTTGGTGACGACTTTATGACGTTTGAGCCTTCTGAACCTTACGACGTGATTGTTATGAACCCACCGTTCTGTAAGCGACAAGATGCTTTGCATATTCTCAAGGCTATATCCATAGCCAAACGCAAGGTGGTAGCTATAGCCTCATATGCTGTTATGTGGCGTACTGACGGCCCGTACAAGGAATTGCGCGATGTTGTAGAGCATCTGGGTGGCTATATTAGCGAACTTCCCGACAAATCGTTTAAGGAGTCCGGCACGATGGTAAAGACCGCACTTGTAGTAGTGGAGAAAAGTATTTAGTTCTTTTTATTGATTAGGTTTATATTAGTGTAAGCCACTGGCGCGAGATGCGTTGGTGGCTTTTTATTTATACCTCACTAACAAAATAGTTAGTAAATAATTTGCATACTATCTAAAAAATTAGTACCTTTGTATTGTTCAATTAATAAACATCATTTATGAAAAAACAAGAAACAATCAAGATGAATGTCACTCCCGACGAGGAGGAACTCATCAAGGCAATTCGCAATTACTGCAACAGCTATCCAAATGGTTATCCCGAACTGCTCGACTATGCGGAGGATTTGTTCCAGCGAATGACTGACATGCCGAAAGACTAAGAACAAACGGTTCTCCCTTCGGGGAGAGCCTTTAACAAAAAGATATAAACTTAACGATTATGGAAGTAGTAGTAAAACAGAAACAAGAGAAAATTACCGATATGAAGAAGCGTATGCGTGACATTTACCTTGCTGTATCATGGCGTGAGATATCGCGCACGTACTTCGACAAGTCGGTGTCATGGTTTCAGCAGAAGATGTACGGCATCGACGGCAATGGTGGCGTTGGAGGTTTTACCCCCGAAGAGGCAGAGCAGCTATACTGCGCTCTTAACGACCTCAGCGACCGCATACGCCGTGCCGCAGACAACATTAAAGCTCCGGCTACTGATGTGCCGTTTAATTGAACAACAAGTCGCCGTTGAGCTTACGGCGCACACGCAGCCTCGGAGCCTCACGGCTTCGGGGCTTTTTGTTGTTGGCAATTGCCAACTTCGTACCCTTACGCCTTACCGCTGATGAGCGTCCTCGATGTGGCGGTGTCTTTCACGATGGGCGCAAAATCGACAAGCCAAAATCACATACTCGGTACAACCTTCTGCATATTCCGCTAAAGGCGAGGGCGGCAATTGCCAACTCGGCGCAGGGCGGTGTAGTGCTGCATAGACAGAAAGTCTTGCACCCTGCAAAATCGTAATGCTTAACTCGTTGATTTTTAAGCATTACGATTTTGCAGGTATGGAAAAGGTACGCGAAAACGCGCTCATTTCTCTATTCTGGGCTTCTTTTTATTGCGGAAAAGAAGCAAAAACGCTTGCGAAAACAAGTTTTCGAGTGGTATTCTCCGGTAGAGAATGCTATTTTTAAGTTTAGATCTGCATGCGTATCTTTGCTGCAGGTTTTTAATTAGGGGATACCAATGTTGTTTAGTTTTAATTGATTCAGTTATTTTTTCACGTTTATCCTTGCCGCTGGCGCGTGACGCGTCGGCGGCTTTTGCATTCTCCCTTCACGGCTCACGCATTACCGCATAGCGGTAACATCATTACACCGCTTTGGTTACATGACTACCACATATCGGTTACATGGTTACCAGGTTGCGGTAATCATGCTGTCGGCAAAGACTTGAGTTTTTTACCAATATACGAGGTGACGTAACTTTTCAGGTGGAGCGTGGGCGGCTTTATTTGTTTCTGCGCAGAAGTCTCGCAATCCAATAATATGTGAAATTATTTTACTTTTAGTATGCTTTTTTATCATATCTATTAGTTGCTATCTCAAAAAAAAACACTTACTTTGCAAATGAAACCAATTAATATTTTTACTATGAGTCGCTTGAATTATAATATCCGAGGTTCGTTCTCCTTACTACTTAGAGAACGTCCGACTTTTATTACTGGCATGAATTCTCTGTTCGGTGTGCGACGTCGTGCAAGTTTACACGATTATATGAAGGGCAACAATGTTGACGATATGCGTCAGGATTGGATTGCTGTAGGCAAGTATATACAAAAGTCAATGCAAGCTTATGGCAGATAATAAGAAACAGAAAGAAGTGGTAAGACCGGATGTAGAGAAGGTGCTTGCGTCCATCGATCCTGAGAAGCGCAGTGTCATTGTAAGTGCAATGGTTGAAATGCGCCAAACTTTTAGCGGTCCATTGCCTCGCCCTGCGGATTTCAAAGCGTATAAGGAAGTGTTGTCAAATGCTCCGGAACGTATTCTACTTATGGCAGAGAAACAGCAACAGCATCGTATCGACTCAGAAGAACGGATTATTAAAGCAGATATTCGCGAGAGTATTTTTGGTCAGGTATTTGCTGTGCTGCTCGTGGTTCTATTCCTCGCTGCAGCGGTCTACTTAGGTATTAATGGACATGACTGGCTTGCAGGTATTGTTGCTACTCTTTCTGCTACGATAAGTGCTATTTTTTACTTGAAGTCAACACCAAGTAATAAGGATTTGGACAACGTAGATAAGAAATAAATTTGGTTCTTGGAGCCTTACGGCTTCGGGACGTCTAAAGAATTGACTGCTGCAAGTTTCTAATTCGCAGCATTCATTATATTAAAGAGCTTATTGGAGCCCTCGGCGCGTGACGCCTCGAGGGCTTTTTTAATGTTTCGTAGTAAAATAGTTATTGTTTTGTTTGGTTATTCGTAGTAAAATTACTACCTTTGCAGTGTTGAATTATTAAACAAGCGATCTATGAAAAATGTAAAAGTTTCTAAGATTCTGAGAATCTTGACTGACGACGGTTGGTACTTAGACCGTTACAACGGGGACCACAGAGAGTTTAAACATCCTACAAAAAAGGGTGTTGTAACTGTCAACGGCAAGCCTTCAATATCTATCTGCGGATGGCTCCTCAGTAGTATTGAACGGCAGTCGGGGCTTAGGTTCTGACAAACTGGGGTGGAGCTGAAGCTCCGCTCCTCCCCCACACACATTCGAAGCAGACGCTTGTTTTGATATTCGACAAAGTAAGGTGGCGGTCGTGGCTGCCACCTATTTTAAGATTAACATATAAAACAATATATTATGAACGATGTTGTGATTAAAGCTGCCCGTACTGCTGACGGCTACTGTTGTGCTTGCGACTTACTGCCGGGTTGGGTTGTTGCCTACGATGGCGACCTTGAGGGCTTTAAGGAGTATGTCCAGGAGAGTGTTGACTTCTGGCTCGAAGGCAGACGTAAAGACGGTGATGTATACCCGGAGGTGTTTGACGGTGAATATAGGCTCGTCTACGATTTTGATGTGGCTACGTTGCTCGACTACTATCGTGGCATATTCTCATTTGCCGCTCTTCAGTCAATAACGGGCATCAACCAGAAGCAGCTCTCACACTATGCGAGCGGCTTGTCGAAGCCGCGCCATCAGCAGGTGGAGAAAATAAAGTCGGGATTGCGCCGACTTGCCAAAGATATTGAAATGGTCACTGTTTAATAAATTCAACACTGCCGCCAGACCATGCGGCACCATGACCGCTGCAAGTTTCTAATTCGCAGCATTCATTATATTAAAGAGCTTATTGGAGCCCTCGGTGCGTGACGCATCGAGGGCTTTTTATCTCCATTTATCTCCATTTCTCTCCAATTCTCGCCAAATTGGAGTGTTTTCCTCGCAATTCCTCAAAAATTCCTCGCAAATTCCTTGCACGTTCAGATTTTTATCTCTACCTTTGCCATCGCTAGAATTAACATGCGGAGCACTCCGCATGAACAAAGGGCGAGACGATATGTTCAAGCCCAACCAACTTTTTCTAAACGTTGTGGGCTTATTTTTTGCCCATAACCTGCCGCATCGATACAAGGGTATTTCGCCCTTTGTTCATGCGGAGCACTCCGCATAGTGTGGAGAAGCAGACAGAATACGGCGGTTCGCCTTCCACGTGTTTTTTAGCCCTTTGTGGCGGATAAGCATGTTAGTTCTAGCAGACGAGGAAGTGCGAGCCGCTTTTTTCGTATCCCTACGTCAACCCGCGCCGGGCGGATCCCTGCAATAAGGCTAGAACTAACATCATTATGCAAACATCTGCATCTATCCAGCGCACAGCTCATTTGCGCCCGTTTAGCATCAACACCGCCCCCATCAAGGCGTGGCTCAACGGAAAGAGCAAGTTTTACACCACAATCTGCGAGTTCGAGGTGACACGCCGCGAGGTTCTGCGCGTTCATGCTGCGCTTCTGTCTCTCGGCGTTGGCGCCATCAGCGCCGAGAGCAGCATCCTCGCTGCCCTCTGCTGTGTAGTCCTCTCGGGCTACAACGTCTACAAGTTAAACCAGGAGGAGAAAGGAGGCGAAGCATGACACGTTTCAAGACTATGCACGGTCTGCACAAGATGCACCGCGAGACCTCAAAAAAGCTGCGCTACGCTATCGGCATGAGAGTGGAAGTTACGCTGAAGGAAGTGAAGCTCATACCGCACTTCAGCTACCGCCGTCGCGCGAGACTTTGCACATACAGAAAGAAGCTGACAGAAATCGAATGTGCTTGCATGAATATTGACGCACTTGCAGAAAGAGTAGAGAAAGGAGGCGAAGCATGATAACAATAGATTGTACTCCCGTACGAGTATTGCTCGATAAGGATAACTTAGCGAACAAGATAGATCTGCTCCGCGACACCATCGACCTCCTGCTCGAGGAGACGGCGGAGATTAGCGACACGGTAAAGCTTGTCGATGTCGCCGACCTCATGCGCAACCTTAACGAGCTGCGCCGACAGCTAAACGAAGTTTTTAAAGCACAATAAGCAGAAAGGAGAATATTATGGAGACAACAAACAGAACAGATAGAGACGAGAACGAAGTACGCCGCGCTGAAGCTATCATTACCGTTATGGATGCTTACCTTGCTTCGCGATCACCGGAGCCTGGCAAATCTCAGCTTGGCGAGGAGTACACGGCGGAGTATAAGACAACGGAGGAGATAGCCGACGAGCTGCACAGCATCATGCCAATACACCCAATGGATATAGTGCTATACCTGCAGGGCGAAGGCTACGAACTGAAGACCGCTGAGGACGGTACGCTACGGTGGGAGCTCTGGCGCGATATGCACTACATGCTATAAAATAGAGCCATAAGATAAAAAACATTTTTTTACATTTTTCGCTTGCGGCGCATTCTATGTGAATAGGGTGCGCCGTTTTTTTGTATTCTTACGTGTCGCGAGCTTGTTATATCTTTGCCGTTGCAAACCAATAACAAGCATTTATGATCACTCTTCTTCAGTCGCTACCCGCAACATGTTTCTCTTCGTGCATCCCCGACGTGATATATTCGTTCACTCCCTCCAGTGGCGACATCGACGACGCCAGCCGAATAGGCACCACCGTCACCATTACCATCGACGGCAAGGAGATATTCTCAGAACGTTTCTTCCCAGTCGACGGCAAGATAACACTCGCAGAGCTCGACCGTCTGCTCACTCCGTATGCTCGTCAGAACTTGAGTATCAACCTCACCATCAAGATCGAAGAAGATGACTACGCTTGGGAGGGTGATGGCGGTACTGCCACCATCTCGTCAAAGATCATATACTGCGAGGCAGATATCAACACTCCTGCTACCGACTTTATCAACACGCATTTTCTAACGATGTTAGATGGCGAGAAGCAGACTGCTCTGAACCGCTTAGAATACCTACACTACATCGGCACCGACAAGGCTTCCGTCATTGCCGAGTACGACGATGGCACTACAAAGGAGTTCTCGCTCTCACCCGTCGGTGGCAATAGTCGCTATACTACGATTGATGTTACTCCGAGCAAGTTCGTTAGCGATACTGATAGTTGTTTATTAGGTTTTTGGGTCCAGGCTGGGCAGCGCAAGTTCCGGTTCTCTATCGATTTAGACGAACCTGACTGCGCTCCCATCCTGGTTTTCGAGAACTCGTTCGGTTGCGACGAGCTGCTCTACTGCACGGGTACACACACCGTGGCACCTACATATAAGCGTAGCCAGAGCTACATCGGCAAGTTTAACCGCAACTACGAGATAGCCGAGACACGCACCTTCAAGGCTGACACGGGCTTCCTCACGTTCGCAATGGCGAATTGGGCTGACGAGCTCTTCCGATCTAAGAGCATACATGTGGTGAACTTCAAGGACGGACACCCAAATGTAGGCAAAGAGGTTATTGTCACCGACTCAAAGTCGGAGTACAACAACAACGACGAGACGATGCCACGCTTCACCTTCAGCTACCAGTATGCTCAGCGCAACCACAACGTGTTCGACACGCTGCGCTCCGGACGCATCTTTGACAACACCTTCGACAATACCTTTGAATGATGGGCGCTATACACTTTGCTGACATGCTGCGCCTGCTCGATCAGGCTTATCAGCACCGCTCACTCGTCGACATCCATGCGTGGGAGGGTGGCACCGGCGAGATGCTGCACTACAAGGGGTGGCTGGTGCACCACGTCAACTGGCGAGGTGGCTATGTACGCCTGCGCAACCCTCGCAACCGTGCCATCAGGGCCTTGCCACAGATTTTTATTATACAAATCAATAACAAACGTGTTTACTTATGACCAATAGCAACACTCTTCTGCCAACATCGGCGCAGCCTGATGCCGAAGGCTTCCGCCGCTATCGCATAGCTCCGTCGGGCATAGGCTCGGCGGGGCAGAGCAACTCCGTGACTTCCGAGTATGGCTCCGACTCGAACACCATCTTTGACGATGATCGATTGCCGGGCAGTAATCTCGTGCGTCCAATCACCGTCGGCGGCAAGCAGTATAAGTACGTGCAGTGGGGCTACGACGACCAGCTGCCTTATCGCCTGCGCCACGAGATAATGTCCAACATGATTACGGCGCAGTGCCAGCAGTTCAATATCGTGTCATGCTATGGTCAGGGCGTGCGCTTCGTCGACCGCAAGACAAAGCAAGATGTCTCCGATCCTGACATACTGCAGTTCTGCCTACGCAACTCGCTCCAGGAGGTATTCCTTGAGCAGGCTACGGATATGAAGTTCTACTCGTTCTCTGTGACGGTGGTCATCCTCTCGCGCGACGGCGAGCGTATCGTGACGGTGCGCAACAAGGATGCCTCCTACTGTCGCTTCGAAGCTGCATCGAGCACCCATAGTGGCAAGCCGGAGCACGTGTTCTATGGCGACTGGCGCTTGGGCTTCCTCGACGAGTCGAAGATAGAGGCTATCCCCCTACTCGACTACTGGGACCCATTAGGTGACCTCCTGGTGCGCATGGGTGCTGAGCCCGACCCGCAGACGGGTCTACGACGCAAGCCTACAAAAGACCGCAAATTCGCTATCGTGAGCCGTATGGCAACGCCTGGCACGCAGACATACCCCGTGCCTTACTACTCGTCGATATTCCGCGACACGTGGTTCGACATCTATCGTCTGATAGGCATCGGCAAACGCTACATGATTAAGAACACGTCGGCTCCGAGGGTGCAGATAGAGGTGCACGATGACTACTGGGATAACGTGTGCGACAACGAGATGATCTCTGACGAGCAGAAGCGCCGGGAGCGCAAGGAGCAGGAGAAGCAGAACATCATCGACTTCGTGACGGGCATCGAGAACGCCGGCAAGGCGATGATCAGCGGCTACTACGTAGACCCCAACGGCAAGGAGAACCGCATGGTGCGCATCGTACCGCTCAACGATGCCTCGAAGAAGGAGGGTGGCAACTGGAGTGACGACATGTCTGAGGCTTCTAACGCTCTGTGCTTCGCTTTTGGCATTCACCCGAACCTGGTGGGTGCCACGCCGGGCAAAAGCCAGATGAACAACTCGGGCTCCGACAAGCGCGAGCTCTTCACGCTGAAGCAGGCTATCGAGAAGCCTTGCCACGACGTGATGTGCAAGCCGTATCACGTGATACTCCACTACAACAAGTGGCATGAAAAAGCCACTGTTGACGTACCGATGATCATGCTCACAACGCTCGACAAGAAGCGAGATGCGAAGAAGGTGAGCGCAAGCAATGAGACTATAGAGTAATTATTAACATTCGCCTCGTGGCTTACCAAAGGCTTAACGAGGCTCATAAGGCATAGTATGATAACAATATTCAAAGAAGATTTTGAACGCTCACTGCCAGTGGGCGCATCAGCACACGACGAGGTATTCGAGGCAGTGTGCCCTGCCATAGAAGCAGCACTCAACAATTACTACGACATGCTGCTCGGCGAGCCTGGTGCTCAGCGAGTTGAGTCGACCGACGAGAGCGAACCGTTAAAGTACTACTTTAAGATGTTGGTGTGCGTAGATGCCTTCCTCTCGGTGTTCAGACAGCTCGACCTCGTGCTCACTTCTACAGGCTTCGGCATCGTGTCGAACGACACTATATCGCCGGCATCGAAGCAGCGTGTCGATGCCCTTGAGGCCCAGCTGCGCACTGCACAGTGCCGTGCGCGTGCTATGGTGGTACAGCAGCTGCGCTCTGAGGAGTGGGGCGTGACAGAGCAGGCGCAGAACTTCGTGCGCCACATATACACGGAGCACTACTTCTTCTTTGCACAAGGCATCCAAAGCCGGTCGTACAAAGACTGGGAGGCTATGCAACGTGCTATCAGCGAGGCAGAGGAGCAGCTGCGAGTGCGCTTCTCCGACGAGCAGATAGACGATGTGCTGAAGGCTTATCGATGCAAGGACAAAAAGGACATGGCAGAGTACGGAGGCTTCGTGCAGCTGGCGCGCGACTTTGTTGACCTATGGGCTTCCGACGGTGACGGAGCACTGCACTCCGCTCTCTTCCGACGCATGGAGCGTATGGTCGAGGGCAGCCCGGAGACATTCTGCATTTACCCCACTACTACGGCGTACAGCTCGGCACACATGCTGACGTTCAGCAACAAAAAAGAATCTTCTGCATTTCTCTTCAATGGATAAAATAGAACTCACATGCCCCAAGTCGTGGAGCGAGCTGACACAAGAGCAGCTGCGCTACACCTTCTTCCTGCTTTCCACCTTCGCCGACAAGGTGATGGTGAAGACATATATGTTCGTGCGTTTCACTGGTATCAACGTCATCAAGAAGAACCGCTTCGGATGGCAGTGTGTCTACCAGCCCGAGGGTGAGAAGCGCAAACGAGTGTTCTATCTGCAGCTATGGCAGATACGCTCGTTCCTGGAGCAGCTCGCTTGGGTGGACAGCATAGAGCAAATGGATAATAGGTTGGATGTTGTCCAGGGGCTCGAAGCTGTCCATCCATTGCTGCAGGAGGACACCGAGCACCATCGCATCATAACCTTCGAGGAGTACCTCTGCATGGAGAAGTACTACCAACGCTTTCACTCTACGGGCAATGATGACGCTATCGATGTGCTCGCCTCTTTCCTCTACCGCAGTCCCGACTTCTCGCGACCAGCAGAACTGACACTAACACCTGCGGAGCGCCTTGCCACGCTCGCATGGTTTGCACACGTGAAGGTCGTCATGTCGCACGCCTTCCCACACTTCTTCCGCAGAACGGAGAGCGACGACGACATATCCGAGCTGTCGATGCTGCAGTCGTTCAATGTGCAGCTGCGTGCTCTCACCGACGGCGACGTGACAAAGGAGACGCTTGTGAAGCAGACAGACTGCTGGCGTGCTCTTACTGAGCTCGAAGCCAAAGCGCGTGAGGCAGAGGAGTTCAAACGCAAATATCCTAAGCTAACAAGTTAATACACGTGATATATGAAAGACTTATTTCCGGCTCTCGACTACTTCTCTCAACTCGCGAAGAGCAACCGCCTCGCCACCGAGCATGACTTCCACCCATGTCTTTGCTCTGGTCCCGACTCGATACAAGGTGTTATGGACTCGTTCCGCAAGCACAAGAACTTCATCATGGTCGACGACACCACATCGCAGCAGACCTTCAGCAATGGCGTGGGCTATTTCCGACGCGATGTGTACACCGTCTTCATCGTAGCCCACTACCGCTACGACGACATGGCGGAGCGCGAGCAGAAGCTGAACCTCTGCCGCCAGTTGTTCCGACAGTTCCACTCCAGACTGCTGCACGATCGAGACGGACTCGGCGACGAGCGTTTGACATACCTGCAGCTGAACAACATCTACTCTACTGAGCTCGGTCGCTACGCCATGAATGGCGTGACGGGACTCTACTTCATGGTGCAGAACGAACAACCTATAGACATTAGCTATGAGCAGTCAGACTGGACTTAAACCGAACATGACCGATGCCGAGCACCAGAAGTGGCTCGAGGGTTGGAGCGAGTTTATGGTTAAGATGTGGCGCGAGCGTATGATGCAGTTCGCGCCACCAGTTTACGATACTGGTGCTTTGTCGCGCTCCGTGCAGGGTGTCATACATCCTGGCCCGGTGACATCGATAGAGCACCGTTTCTTGGAGTATGGCATCTACGTGGCACGTGGTGTCGGCAACGGCTACCGCCATAACAACGGTGGCGACCTGGCATTCCTGAAGGACTGGAAGTCGAACCCACACCACCGGCAGAAACGCGATTGGTTCTCAAAGAAGTACATGTACTCGCTACATCGTCTCAACGAGTTCGAGGCTGCTTACTACGGCACTACATACAATGGTCTCGTGTCATCATTCCTACGGCAGCTCTTCACCGGTGGGTCAAGCACCATAGACCGCGCGGTAGCGCAGCTGTAGTGCTTTTCTCGTTTTTTTATTCTCGCCTTCATCGCCTTATCTTTGTATCATAAAAAAATATCAGAGTAATATGTCAACAAATAACGATAGCCTACGCAAAGACTTGGAGCAGATACGCGACGAGCGTGCTACTCATGCCAACACCGCACAACGCATCGGCAATGCGCTGCTGGGGCTGTTGCAGGTTGTTGAGCAGAAGCTGGACCTAAGCCGTTTTCTGCGACGCGACATTGACGACACGGCAGAGGGGCATATACGCTTCTTGCGCGGACTATCTGTAGGTTCTGGTACACACGGCATGGCTCAAGATGGCTCAGCAATACTGAGCAAGCTCACATCAATGCTTTATAGCACCGAATCGCAGTCGGGCTTCGGCTTGGTAGACCGCGGTGACGGCAAGTATCGCCTTGACATCACCGACCTTATGGTGTGGGGTAAAGCCATTTTCAACGAGCTGGAGGTGCGCAAGCTGTCATACGTTGGTGGCAATGTCTACCTCAGTGGTGCTGGCAGCAAGATTGTGGCTGTGCAAGAAATATATGACCTTCAACGCAACCTCACCGGGTGGAAGTGTTTCTTGCTCGCAGACGACGGCACAACGGCTACTCAGAACTATTGGCAGATTGGCGACCAAGCACGCTGCCAGACTTTCGACATTAAGCCTGGTGTGTACGAGGGCAAACAGAACCACATCTATTGGCGCATTGTGACAGAGGTGAGCACCGAGGCTGAAGTGGTGACTAATGGTATGGGTGATGTGCTCTATGATGGCAAGTTGTTTAATTGGATAGTGCTCGCCAAAGGTAACTGCGCGGAGGGTAGCGATGAGCCAACTGCAGGAGATACCATTGTGCTTGACGGCTGCCAAGACCCTGCAAAGATGGATCGTCAAGGGGTGCTTATGTTAGAGACTACTGGACCTGACACGCCACGCATCGTTGCTTACAAGGGTGTCAATAGCTACACGCATGATGGCAGAGAGGTGTTCTGTCTGTCGCCAAATGGCTCGCGCATAACATCTACGTCGTTCGAGTGGATATCATCATCTGGCCAGACTATACACATGGTGAACTACCGCGGCGAATGGCAGCGTGGCATTACTTACGACTATTACGACCAGGTGAACCACAACAACGCTGTGTGGCTCTGCACTAACGAGAGCGGTACTGCAGCTGAGCCGATAAACGGCTCGGCAGACTGGCTGAAGCAAATCGAAGGTGAGAAGGGCGAGAAGGGAGATCCTGGCGAGGATGGCTTGGCGTATCAAATAGTGATAACGAGTAGTTCTGGCACGGTGATGATTAACGGCACCGGGCAGTTGACGCTCGAAGCTAAACTGTTACGCAACGGCGAGGACATAAGCGACACCATAAGCGATAGCGCATGGTCGTGGCGAAGACAATCGGCAGATACGGCAGATGATGCGACGTGGAATACTCTGCATGAGGGTATCGGTAGAGTCTGCGTTGTGAGTAGTGACGATGTCGTAAGGCAGGCGCAGTTTGAATGTGAGGTTTTAATTTAGATTTCATTTTTAACGATTTATATAGATATTGTTAATTTAAACAAACAAGAAATTATGGCAAAAGTATTAGCGAATGGTCAAATCACGATCGTTGACCTTAACGACGGCAAAGCCGTTCAGTGTTTCACGCAAGCTTCGCAGGGTCAGACTCAGATCTTCACGCCCGATACCGGTGTGTACACTCCGAGTTACACAACGAGTGCACCTAACGTCATCACAGCTCGTGTGTATGTGACGGGTAGCTCGACCGACCAAGCTCCTACCGCGGCTTGTACCAAATGGAAGTGGACTGTAGATGGCGCGGCAGCAACACCAGTGTCGGGCAAGTCGTATCAGCTCAACATCGTCAGCAACATTGCGAAGAATGGCAGCGTGAAGAATATCGAGTGGGCATGTACCTATACCGACCCTGAAACACAAGCCACAACGGAGTGCAGAGGCTATCTGACCATCAGCTTGGCAAAGTCGGGTGGTGCTTTACAGACGGTGCAGATAGAGACTCCTGACGGCAACACATTCGACTCTACAAACAGTTCCAAGCCATTGCGTGCTGTGGCTAAATTCTTCCGCGGCAATGTGCAAGACACTACACTGACAAGCATGACGTGGGAGGTGCTCAATATCAGTGCTGGCACCTGGAGTGCAGTAGCAGCTGGCAACGTCACTACATCGGGTGGTGTGAGCACGCTGAATGTGAATGCCGACGATGTGCTGAACTTCCAGACATTCCGCTGCACGGTGAAGGATGGTGCTGATACTGCTAACGCCATTGTCACATTCTTCGATGCCAGCGACCCTTATGTCGTAGAGGTTTACTCACTCACTGGCGACAAAATCGTCAATGGTGCTCAGTCTACAGAGCTGTTCGCACGTCTATGGAAAGATGGTCAGGTGGTCGAAGACGGCACAGCTGTTAAGGCCGACAGCACTCACGCCTGCAAATATCAGTACAAGTGGACTAAGTACAACTCGAACGGCGTAGCAACAAACTGGAGCGGCACATCAAGTCCAGTGAATGCGTCAACAAAGCCGTATGTCACGGTGTCGAACGCTGATGTTTCCGTGAGAGGTACATTTACTTGTGAGGTGTCTAAATAGGGCACCTCACCCTAATTCCTAAAAACGAAGAGATATGGCAAAAATACTTGCATGTGGCTGGATAACCATTGTGGCTGTAAAAGATGGCGACAAGGGCGACAAAGGTGATAAAGGTGATAAAGGTGACAAGGGAGACAAGGGAGATAAAGGGGCTACTGGCACAGATGCTTACACTGTTGAACTGCAAGGTGCACCTGTCACCATCTCTACTTCTGACGACGGAATACCATCCGGCACAACATCAGGCGGCATCAACACCTATGGTTATGCTGCAGTCGTGTGCCGTAAGGGTGGTGCCGTCGTGAGCGCAAGTTCTATTGCTATCAAAACGCAGATTAACTGCACGGCAAGTGTGTCGGGCACATCGGTGCGTATCAACTCCATACGCACATACAGCACCGGTAGCAATACTATGTACTACACCGATGGCTATGTCGATGTGTCGGTGGTGGTGGGTGGCAAGACGTTCGTCGTGCGCCTGACGTGGCACTTAGACTACACCAAGTATTTCGGTGGACTAAAGGCAGATGCGAAGAAGATGGAGTCAAAGTACACAGAACTGACGAATAAGGTGGACGGTATGCCACTGCAAACAAGCTCTGCACTACAACAATACTCTTCCGAGATCCTGCAGTCGGCACGCGAGATATCTCTGAAGGTGGGCTACACTCTTGCTGAGCGACGCAATCTGCTCGTTGGCTCGTTGTTCCGCAAGCAAGGCGAGGGCTGCTATCTTCTGAGGTCTAAGATATACTGCACGTCGGCGCATGAGGGTGCCAATGTGATATTCGCGCCCGATGCCAAGACAGGCGGTGCACGATGGGGAGAAGCTGCGAACTCTCGCAACATACATGTCACCAAGGGCAAAACGTACACGCTGGCTTTCTGGGCACGCACGAAGTCAGCCAAAGTAGAAATTACGGGAGAGGTGGTGTGGCACAGCTCGGCAACCGACACGTCGCGACCAAGTGGATATACCGGTCCGAAGGGTAGTGCGAATTTAGGAGGAGCAACGATAACGCCAAGCAATGGATGGTATCTCTACCAGAAAACCTTTACTGTGGCAGCGAACGCTCCGTATGAGTGGATTTCCGTGGCGTGCGTGAAAGTGGAGGCATCTACTGCGAGTCAGCAGGTGTACATCGCCCAACCTATCCTCATAGAGGGTACGGCGGAGGACTTTATGTGTTGGAGCGCATCGCCTGACGACTACGACTATATCGGGGGCAACCTGCTCGACAATACACGCACATTAAATAAGACTGGCAACCTAACACGAATGGATGCGTCAGTGGTCACTAACGAGTCGTACAACAACGGATGCTCGGTAATATATGCCAACGCTGCTTCCAAATACATTGAGATGGCGCAGTGGAACGTTAGCTCTATCATCAAGAAAGGTGAGGACTATATGTTCTCGTTTATGGCAAAAGGTAGTGGTAGCATCGACGCATACATGTGGAGTGGATCTAATCTAAGCATATTCGCCGAGGATAGCGAGCGCGATACAACAACGAGCAACGCTGACGGCGGACGTCGCTTCTATCTCACAAGCGAGTGGAAGCGCTATTGGGTACACTGGCGTTCGGAGGGCACTGGCATACCTAACTATGTCCTCATCCGTTGTATACAAGGCGGAAAGGCGTGGGTGACAATGCCGAAGTTGGAGGTGGGTGCAACTCCTACCGACTGGATAGATTCGGCAAACGGATATGTGGAAGACAGTGGTATTGCAGCCAAGCTACTGCGCACTGGCATCGACATCGAGCAGGATAAGATTGTCTTCACGTCTGACAACGCTGTGTTCCGCGATAATTCTGGACAGGAAGTTGCAGCCTTTAAGGACGGCGGCATAAACGCCGACTTGGTGAAGGTTACGCAAATGGAGACAAAGGCTGAGGGCGGAGCGACTATCAAGATTCACAACGGACTGCTGGAGGTAGCAGGAACTATAGGCAAGACTAACATACGCTTCGGTGTAAACGAAAACGGCATGGCGGTAATGCAGTATCTCGACAACGCCGGCAATATACTTTACGACCTTGGTCCTGGCGGCTGGGATGCTTCGCGGTTCTCCGAAGCTGTGGTTGTGAGAATCGGCGTCATGCCGGCTACGGAATGGCTTGGCACTACAAGTTTTACGGAATTCAAGACGTATGAGGTAGGAAGCTATAGCGTCAAGCTGTCGGTAGCCACGGCAAGGGCAGGAAGAATTATATTCGGAGCCTTGGACGAGATAGAGCAAGAAGGCGTGCTTGGCGAGACGTCGGTACCTAAATCTTATAAGAATTTCTATCAATATACAGCGGCACGCAACAACGGCAAGTGTATGCCTGATGAAGACAGAGGTCTGACAACCGAGGCTCTTGCGCAGCAGGCTGACGGCAAATACTTTACGAGCGAAACGCTTTTGGCAAAGAACGGTAGTCTGATAAATCTCGCAAGCGGCGTTTATTTCTTTGTCGGAGATAAGACAGAAAAGGCGGAAGCTCCGAGCACGGGTGGAAAATACCCGGATAGACGATTGCGCTACAGTACGTTCAGTAACGGCAAGGTGCTGTCGTCGTGGGTGTACAGCAGAACATGGAGAAAGGTGTAAAACATTAAAGCATGAGCTACGCTATCGACGCGACGGAGGCTGCGCAATACTCAACATCGTAAAAACATTATTCATTTAAATCTATAAACATGGAAATAAAAGTAAGACGAATAGCACGACGTGACACCTACACTATAGGTAAGATGTACGTCGACGGCGCATACGTCTGCGACACGCTCGAAGACAAGGATAGAGGTCTGACCTCGATGATGAGCGTTGCGCAGATATGCGGAGTTAAAATCAAGGGCGAAACCGCCATCCCGACGGGCAGATACCTCGTCGACATGAAGACGGTGTCGCCGAGGTTCGGAGGTCGGGCACAGTACCAGTTCTGCAAGGGCAGACTGCCGCGACTGTGTAATACACCTGGCTACCAAGGTGTGCTGATACACATCGGCAACACGGCTATGGACACGAATGGCTGTATCCTTGTCGGAGAAAACAAAGCCGTCGGTCAGGTGCTGAACTCAACGGCGACGTTCCGTAAAGTGTACGCCATGCTGAAGGCTGCGGATGAGAGAGGCGAGCAGATTTGTATAACAATAGAGTAAGGAGGTGCAGATGGATATGGTTTTACAGATACTTTCGCTGCTTGTTAGCGGTGGCATCGTCGGACAGCTGCTCTACTACAACTCGCGGAAGCGCAAAGAGGCAGCTGCAGCACAAAAGGAGGAGGACGCTAACGCCCTCGCTTACGCCCAGGAGTGGCACAACCTTTACGACCATGAGCATGAGGAGCACATGGAGGAGCGCACCAGACTCAACAACAAAATAGACTCACTCTACGACGACATTGGCAAGCAGCGTGCGACCATTCGCCAGCTCAAAGACGAGAAGAACACGCTTCTAATGAAGACGCACGAGCTGCAGTGGAATGAGTGTACCGTGAACGGATGTATGAAGCGCAAACCGCCAAGAGATTACGGCAGGGCGGAGACCGACTAATAACCCTTTTATAACTTTATGAATACATTAGATAAATTGTTAGAAATATTGTGCGGTGCGCTGTTAGGTTTATTATCCGGCGCATTAGGTTTGTTAGCCTGCGTAATGCTGACACTATTGTGTGGATGCTCTACACCGCAGCCTGTGGTTGTAGAGCGAGTGGTCATTAAGACTGATACACTCTATAAGGCGAGGACGAGTGCCGATACGTTTCGCGTGCACGACTCGGTGTATGTGGAACACTACACTCGTGGCGACACAGTGTATAGGCTAAAGAGCGTGTGGCGATGGCGTGACCGCATAAGCGTGAAGACCGACACTATATATAAAGCAATGCTCCAGACCGACACAACACGTCTTCCCATACCAGTGGAGCGCAAGCTGTCGACGTGGGAGCGCACGCAGATGCACGTCGGGCAGTTTACTATCGGCGCGGTGGTGCTTGTAGTTCTGTCGCTGTTGTTGTGGCTGATACATCGCCGACGATGATGCTCCACCGCGCATACCAAAATATTTTGGCTCCAGACTTTGCAGTCTCAAATATTTTGCGTATATTTGCGGTATAACCAATTAAATCGTCTGCAATATGATAATACTACCCGACAGTTTTTGGATTTTATTCGTGATAATAATCTTTTGCTTTATAATAAAAGAGGCGAAGAATGGACTCTCGCATTCATTGAATCCTGAAAAAGTCAAGCGAGATCTCGAAGATTCCCAGGAGTTACTTGCGTTTACAAGGCATAAATCATGGCTTGTACGTGTTGCCGACCGCGAATCGCGACGTATGGAGAAGCGCCTTGAATATCTGTACAGTTTACGCAAAAAGGCTGTGAAACGCTTTGGCGAGAATTCTGAGCAGGTTGCACGTATAGACAAATGGTTAAACGAGGTGCGGCGATATATGTGTGATTTTTCAAAGATATCTATGGCATCATTTAACATGCACGTCGGTAACTAAATGTATTTTATACTACACTATATTTGTGCTACTTTTGGTTTACAAATCAAAAGTAGCATTTTTTATGGCAACAACTCAAACTTTCGAGACCATCGTCAGTCTTAATGCGCAGCAAGCGAAGAATGAGATGGCAACACTAAAGAAAGCCCTCGATGACCTAAAGCAGAAGAAAGCCGAGGCACTCAAAGACCCTGGTACGTCGGTTAAAGACATTAACAAGTTCGACAAGCAAATTAAGGCTGCCGAGGCAAGCCTTAAATCTTACAGCAATAGTGTTGCAAAAACAATAGACACGGTCAACAATATTTCCACAGCATCGTTGGGGGATATTGAAAAGGCAGCCCGTGAGGTGCGACGTGCGATGAAACAAGTGACAAATCCCGATGATTACAATGCGCTCAATGTTATTCTGCAGCATTGTAAGGATCGTATGGATTTCCTTAAAGATTCTACCGTGCAGTCGCTGAAAGAGATGCAGGGACTAAATCATGCTACCGTCAATCTGCAACGAGTTCTTGGCGATATTAATGGCGCGTCGCTTAACGATCTTACTGCAGCTGCATCCACTCTACAGAAAGAATTAAACGACATGTCGCCTAATACAGATGCCTTCGACAAAGCTTCAGAAAGTCTGCAAAAAATAAACACACGCATACAGCAGATACATTCTAACCAAAAGGAGGCAAATCTGTCCATTGACAAATACGATAAAGAGATAGCTGCTGCGAGACGCTCAGCCTCTGAACTCGCACGTGAAAATAAACTTATAGATGCTACGCTTAAAAATATCAGCGGTTCGTCCTTGCGTGACCTTGAGTTTTCGCTGAAGATCGTCAATGAGCGCCTTGCTGACACTAAGCAGGGCTCTGAGGCTTTCGACGTACTCAATGACAAGGCTAAGGCGCTCAAGGCTCAGATATCTGCAGTGAATAGTGAGCAGCAGACTGCTACATCGCTGTTTGGCAAGTCCGTCAAAATTCTTAATGATAATTGGGGGGCTATAACTCAAGGCATAGGTGCTATAACGGGGTTGTCAAGTAACATCCGACAATGTGTAGACGCATATACCGAGATGGACCAGGAAATGAACAATGTGCGCAAGTATACTGGGCAGTCTATGGAGGAGGTCACAGAGATGAACGAGGAACTGAAAAAGATGGATACCCGTACTCCGCGTAAGCAGCTTAACGAGCTCGCCGAGTCTGCTGGCCGTCTCGGCATTACGTCCAAAGACTCGATATTAGAATTTGTTGATGCCGCTGATAAAATTCAGGTCGCCCTTGGCGATGATCTCGGCGATGGCGCAATCGATAAGGTGGGCAAGCTTGCTATGGCTTTCGGTGAGGATGACCGCCTCGGCTTGCGTGGTGCCATGCTTGCGACGGGTTCGGCTATCAACGAGCTGGCTCAGAACTCATCCGCCTCGGCTGGCTACCTCGTTGAGTTTACTGCTCGTGTTGCTGGCGTAGGCAAGCAGGTCGGTTTGACTCAGGCACAGATTATGGGTTTCGGTGCCGTGCTCGATGAGAACATGCAGAAGGATGAGATGGCTGCGACAGCTTTTTCTCAGCTCCTCACAAAGATGGCTACTGATACGAAGACATTTGCTAAGATGGCGGGCGTTGATGTCAAGACGTTTACTGAGCTTGTCAAGACTGACATGAATAAGGCTGTCATCACGTTGATGGACAACCTTAAATCTAAGGGTGGTTTCGACCAACTTGGTAGGATGTTTGGCGATATGGGGCTTGACGGACAGCGTGCAGTGTCGGTGCTTACAACAATGGCAGATAAGGTCGACGATTTGAGACAACGCCAAGAGATTGCGGCTGATGCTTATAAAAAGGCTACATCTGTTATCGAGGAGTTTGATGTGCAAAACGAGACTATACAAGGTGAGGTCGATAAGGCTAAAAACCGCTTCCATGAACTCACCGTTGAGCTCGGTGAGAACCTGCTGCCGGTCGTCAAGTACACGATAAGCGCGGGCAGCTTGCTCGTTAAGAGTCTCAGTGTTATCACTAACTTTTCGCTCAAATACTGGAAGGTGCTCGTAGTGCTCACGTCCGGTATCGTTGCTTATACTCTCGCAGCTAAGGCTGCCGAGATAGCTGAAACTGCAAGCAAGATAGCTAAGCTCAAAAGTTTGGCAGTTGATAAGATGAAGGCTGTTTACACAGCTCTGGCTACATCTGCGCAGACCGCTTATAATATCGCTGTGCAAGCTTGCACAAGGCAAATAACATTAGCTGCTGCTGCCCAAGAGCTGTGGAATAAGGTTATACTCGCTAATCCTTACGCAGCAGCTCTTACTGCGATGGTGGCTGTTACTGCCGCTATTGTTACTTTTACGCTTAAAACTGACAAGGCTATTGAGGCGCAACGTGAGCTTAATAAGGCTAACGCAGAGGCTGCTACTGAATGTCGTTCTGAGATTGCCGAGCTCTCAAGTCTCGTTAAACTTGTCCAAGACAAGTCTGCATCTGATGATGTGCGTACCGAGGCGCTGAAAAAACTAAAATCTCAATACCCTGAGTATCTCAATAACCTCACGCTCGAAAACTCTCTGTCTAACAATGCTCGTGAGGCTGTTGATAAACTCACCGACTCCATCCTCGCACAAGCCAAGGCTCGTGTGTATCTTTCAAAAGTGGAGGAGCTTGAGCGAAAGAAGCAGGATGTTGACGAGGAGTATTTTAATAGCTGGTGGGGTGGTATGGTACAGAACTTTCGCTCTCAGTTTCAGGCTCTTGGCAATAACATCGCTCACTATACACAAAAGGGCTATAACGCCCTCTCTCAAGGTTTTGATGGCGGTCAGTTCAGGCGAGGCTTGAAAGGGTTTAAAGATGGTTGGAATACACAGACGTATATTGAGCGTGAGGGCTACAGCAGAGATTATGTCCGCAACTACAGCCGTAACCACGATGCTGACATCCTGGAGCTGCAGAACAAGCAAAATGAGTGGCTCAAAAAATATCAAGAGGTACAAAAGCAGCAAGCCGAGAGCTTGCAAAAGGTGCGCAAGGCTAACGAGGCTCTTGCCGGTGGCAAGGGTAGTAACTCTACAGCGAGCGAGGATTACAAGTCTGAAGCTGAAAGAAAAGCTGAGCAAGCGGAGGCTCGCAAGGCTGCAGTGGCTGCTCGTAAAGCAGAGGTAGAGCGTAAGCGTCAAGAGGCGCAGAAAAATAAAGACCTTAAAGCTGCTGTCAAGGCTCAACAAGCCATCACCGATGCTGAGCTTGTCGAGAACTACCGCAGATACGCTGACGAAAATCTGTCATATAAGGATTTTATGCGTCAGCAATATAATATTAAGCAGAAGGGTCTCGATGAGCAGATAAAGCTGTATGGCAAGGACGCTGACGAAGCTCAAGCCCTGATGAAGAAAAAGACAGAGCTTGAGCAGCAATATCAGCAACAAAAACTCCGCTACGATGAGGATGAGATTCAGCGTGAGCATGCCGGCAAGGCAATAGACATACAAATGATGTATGAGAAAAAAGATATGAACAATGATCTCTATCATGACGATATCGCTCTTGCCGAGGCTATGTATAATAATGATATTGACATGCTCAAAAAACGTCAGTCGCTTTATAAAAAGGACTCGCAGGAGTGGCTCGATATCGATGCGGAGATTAGTCAACGTCAGCGAGAACAAGACCTTGACCGTACACAGCGTTATAACGATTTACTTGAACGATACAAAGAGGAGTGGGCTGCTAAGGATATCAAAGAGCAGGAGCGAATAACACTCAAGGGTCTCGACCTCCTGCATAAAAAAGGGTTGCTGAAGGAGATGGAGTATCAGGAGATGCTGAAGCAGATTAAACTGCGATATGCTGAGCAAGAGGCTGAGCAGAGCTTACATAACTCAAGAAACGAACAGTTTAAACGTAATGCTCACTCTGCTTACAATACAGCGTCAAACAAGGCGCAGGCATCATGGTCTAACAAACATGATGAGGGAGTGAATGTTGGTGCTTTTATAACATCCGACATAGATATCTATGCGTCAACGCTTGCCAACATTAAATCGATGGAACAAGAGGGGCTTATCTCACATGAAGAAGCTATGGCTGCTATGGGCGAAGCTACAGCTAACATGTGTAATGGTTTGGTCGCTAAGATGCAAGCTGCGATGGACGCAATATCGCCACTTATGAGCGCAATGTCGTCTTACTACTCTGCGCAGTCTGACTACGAGGTTACTATAACAGAGAAGAAGTACGAGAAGCTTATAAACGCTGCTGGCAACAACACTGCCAAACGCAAAAAACTGGAAGAGAAGAAAGAGAAAGATATAGCTAAAATAAAAACAAAGTATGCTAAAAAGCAAGCCGCAATGCAGATAGCCCAAGCTATTGCACAGACAGCAATTTCGGCTATTGGTGCTTACAGCTCTGCAATGACCGGTATGCCTTACCCTGCGAATATGGTACTTGCGCCTATTGCCGCAGGCATCGCTGCCGCAGCAGGAGCGATACAAATAGCCACTATCAAAAAGCAGCAGCAGGCGCAGGAGGCTGGCTACTACGAGGGTGGCTTTACGGGCGGCTCAAGCTATCGACGCAAGGCGGGCATCGTGCACGAGGGCGAGTTCGTAGCTAACCACAATGCGGTGAACAACCCGCAGGTTCTGCCGGCCCTGCAGCTCATCGACGAGGCGCAGCGCAACAATACGGTTGGTTCGCTTACTGCAGCTGACATATCGCGCTCGCTCGGCCAAGGCGGTGCTACGGTGGTGTCTGCGCCATCGGTGACGGTCAACACCGACAACTCAGAGCTGAATGCTACCCTCGGCGAAGCTCGCGATGTTATCGACCAACTATCGCTGGTGCTCGCGCAGGGCATACATGCGGAGTGTTACATCGACGGAGAACTCGGCATCGCCAGGAACCTCGACCACTATAAAAAATTAAAATCGCATACATAAAAAACATAATATGATACACTGCACTATCAATGGAGAGGTGGGCTACCCGTCCACCTCCGACAAAATAAAATTAACGTATAACAACCCGTATGTCCAAGATTCGGGCGAGTATTCCTATGATATCTCATTCCCGATGTCAATCCATCAAAACGCGGCTCTTTTCAAACACGTAAACCGCTTCGATGTGAAGAAGCGCATGTCGTCGTTCGATGATTGTAAGATATATGCAGATTATCGGCTTATCATATCAGGCAAGGGTACTGTCACTTCTATTAGCGATACAACCGTCAAACTTCAGATTGTTGGCGGCAAATCGCGTATCAAGTATAACTCTGTCTTCGAGAAGCATTTTATAGATGAGATCGATTATTCTGAGGGCGATTATGCTCTTTCTGGTCTTGACAGCCGATTTGAGAAAACCATACACCTAAAGGAGCAACCTGGCAGTGTATATATCAACCTCAAGGATAGCTGCACCGTTTCTTGCTATGCTGGCGTTTTCAATCCTGTTTGGGACGAAGCCAGCAGCCGTTTTGTCAACGACATATACTATCATAGAAATGTCCTGACTGGAAAAAATGGTGAATATTTAAATAATGGAAATCCTACAACATATACCACAATGGTGCGTCTTGCTATACAACCACGCCTGCAATATGTACTGGAGACGGTCTTGGAGCATGAGGGCTATGAGGACTATACATTTAATTTTGATACGTCGCATTTTCGCAGGATGTTTATCGTCAATGCGCACCCGACATTTAAGGTTAAAGAGGCCTTACCGCATTGGTCGGTTTACACGTTTTTAGAGGAGCTTAGCAAATTGCTGAATGTCAGGTTCTTGTTCGATGATATTAAAAAGTCTGTTAATGTCGTATCTGCAGAAGAACTTTATTCCTCCGCAGCTGTCGCTTACGAATGCCTCGATGAGTACACTTGCGAGTTCGACGATGATGGCGCAAATCTGCTTGATGTCTCGAATATTGAATACAAGTTTGATGATACCGCAAGTCGCTCTTGGCGCGATAGCATACCGCTTAACGTGCAGCATATATACGCAACGAAATATTATGAAAATCGTGACAAAATGGGGGCGGCGTTAAAGCTCATGCCATTAAAAGAACAACGACAAACGATTTTTTCCGCACAAGCCGATGGTTACTTCGTTTATGCAAAATGGCCCAACAAATGGGATTCCGACAAACTAACAGAGTCGCTCGTACCATGCGGCTTTTTCAGCCCGATAGTACGCGATGCAGATTCTACAGACTCCATTGAGATTAAAATAGCACCGGCAAGCATTAGCCGTAGAAAACGGTCGCACAAAACAGATGTCGTAGATGGTAATCATTATGTGGTATGCCCGTCGGCAACCGATGACTATACAGGGCCGTCTGGCTCGTATGAAGACGAAGGTGGAGATCCTTATTCTTCAGTACAAGAAGCCATTGAAGGCGATGCGACCGAAGATACGCAAGAAGAGAACAGCGTAGAGTCAGATAAGACCATGAGTGTCTTTTTTACGAGTTCAGAGAAATTCTTTATGATGGAAGGCAAAGGCGGGTGGTACGAGGACATCAAGGTGCCGGGTGGTCTTATGGGCGTCGATATGAATTTGTATTGCCATTTCCCCGTTTCATTTGTCGATCATCGTGCATATCCAGACTGGACTGGGACGAAGGAGACGGCATCGATGGATCTGCATCAGCTTCACCATTTGCAGTATTCGTCGCCAGACGACTTGAGAAAAGATGCCTCTCACCCAGATATAGACACGCACAACCTGCGCTGCATCAAGTTTCTGACAGACGATATTCCCGATCCTTCGAAAATATACATCTTTCACAATCGACGTTTCGTCTGTCAGAAAATAGAAGTGGAGATCGTTGATGGTTGCGTCAGCCAAATAAAGACCGGCTACTTCTACGAGATACTATAAGTCGCCAACAAAGTGCTTTGTACTCTCGTGCGCCACCTTCGGACTCTTCAGATACCTATTGGTAACAGATATGTCCGAGTGTCGCGCTTGGTCGCGAGCTACGACAATGCCTTCGGCGTTGGCGAGGTCGCGAATTCCGGAGTCCTTCAGACTATAGAACTGGTACGAGCTTGGGAAGCCAAGAGCCTTCCTCACTCGTACCCATTCTTGTCTGAAGCGGTTGACGGCTATCTGTTCGTGGCTCGGCTGAAGGTTCTTGCCGAATAGATATTCTTGTGACGGGTGATTGAATATCCCCTGGTCGATCATTACCTTCAGTAATGTGTCGTTGAGTGCTACCGTCTGCTCCTTGCCGTTCTTCGCTACCTCTGCAGGTATAGTTATGCACTGCTCCTTTATTGATATGTCGCCTATCTTGATGTGACGCAGCTCTTCTGGTCTGATAAAGGTGTAATACTCCATCAGGCAAGCGAGGTAGAACGCCGGACGCTTCTCCTTTGTGTACTCCTTCAATCTCCGCAGATCCTCGGGCTTGATGCTGTCGCGGAACTTCTCGGTCTCCTTCATCATCTTGATACTCTCAACGAAGTTCTCAGTGATGTACTGCCTATCCACAAGCCACGTGGCGAAGGTTGACAGCCATGTGCGATAATTGTTGCGAGTCGTGGCAGACCGCTCCTTGTCGAACACAATGTAGTCAAGAAAATCAATGACAAGGAGTCGGTCAAACTGGTGTACATACTTTATGCAGGTCTTTGCCTCGTCGATGTAGGAGAGCAATACCGCCAAACGGCTGCGATAATCAGTAGCCGTCTTCGACTTTATCATACTCTTCTTCTCAGCCACCTTCAGGTAATCGGTGTAGCGCTTCACCACGGCTTCCCATGTCGTATAGCTACGTGCCTTATCATTATTGACAAATGGGTTCCAGCCGGCTGTGAGCTGCTGTGTGAGGTTGGTGATGAGCACGGTGGCGATGTGCTTACGCTCCTTTAGCTTGTATCCATCGAGCATGTATTTCTTGCGGCGGAGCCCGTCAATAGTGGGGTCGTAAGCATAAAAGTCTACATACCAGTGTTTACCAGTATGTAACCGCGGAAGAGTATATCCTACTATATCTCTTACAGATAAAAGTTTTTTCGCAGAAGTGTACATTTTTTTACATTGTTCGCCAGATGGCAACCAATGCTATTGAACAATCAGCGTCCGAGCTACCGTCCGAGTCTCCGCAACGCCCATAAACGATTAATGGCCGAAGTCCCTTTGTATAAAGGAATTTCGACCATTTGTAGTTGCGGAGGCAGGACTCGAACATGCGACCTCCAGGTTATGAGCCTGGCGAGCTACCAACTGCTCCACTCCGCGATATTAACCATCGCAATCAGATTAACAATAGAAGTATTTCTGAATTGCGAGTGCAAAGGTATGACTTTTTGTTGA